TTGTGTGGGGATTTCCAGTGAAAGTTGTATCCTCTAAATCCCCAACGATAAATGTCTGACACTGCTACTAAAGGATGTTGATCGTATTCTATTTCGGGTGTCTTTGGCGAGTAGACAAACGTATATAGTTGCCCTACATCTGGTATGACATCTATTTCAGTTAGTAGTTCGATAATTGCTATCATTCTATCATCAGGGTCTCTGTATGACTTGATAATAGATTGATCTTTTTCGGATATTCTATTCATATCCCTAGTTCTTTTTCTGTAATGATTTTAAATTCCATCATGCGATCTTTGCAATATTCCTTTGCTGCTTCCCACTTTGCTTGATTTTTGGCATATTCTTTGACCTCAGTAATATACTTTTGAGTTTTTCTTTTCTGTATCTTTGGCTCAAGAACTTGTCGCATCGGTTTTACTTCAATTACATACTTTTTAATTGTTCCATTATTTTCTTTTACTTTGACGTAAAAGTCTGGAAAGTATCTATGAACACGATTATCGAGGGGAGAACGATATGGAATCCAAAATTCTTCATTTGCCCATTCTAAAATGTTTTCATTTGTATCACACCATTTCATAAATCTAAGTTCCCAAAGAGATCTATAAATGATGTTGGTTGGGTCACCTTTATATTTTCTGTAATTGCTTGGACGAAACTTTCCTTTGTAACTCATCTACATAGTATATAATCACTAAAAAATATTTATTTCCATGGCAGGAAATATTCCAGTAAGACATTATAAAACCTCAGAAATACTGAGTAGATTTACTAAACTTGCACAGACTTCTCAGTACTATGTTCACTTAGTAAATGAAACTGTTGCAGGTGGACAAACTAATGCAGGAGCTCCTCCTTTTAGTAAAATTTTAACTTCTTTTGGAGTAGATCCTGCCTTTGTTTCAAGTGATATTGGAATGTATTGCAATGAAGCTTCCTTACCAGGAAACTCTTTTGCAACGACAGAGATGACAACTGATTTTCCAGGTGTCTCACAAAAGTTTCCATATCGAAAGATTTACAATGATCTTCAATTAACTTTTTATGTTGATAGTTCGTATAAAGTTATTAGATTTTTTGAATCTTGGATGAGTTATATTGCAAGTCCTTATGGAAATGGATCTGCGATTCATGAAGAAAATGGTCAAAGGGGATCATTTAGATTTAATTACCCAAGTGCTTATAAGTGCAATTTTTATATTGCTAAATTCAATAAAGATGAGGGACTTTATGATAAAATTTCTTATAGGTTTATAAATGCTTTTCCAATTGATATTACATCTATGCCTGTTTCATATGATTCCTCAGACATTTTAAAATGCTCTGTATCTTTTTCATATGATAGATATGTATTTGATAGAGTTGGATCTGCTGTGCCTTCTACTACTTCTTCAGCTCCTCAACCAGAATTTGGCGTTGATACAACAGGGTTAGACATAAACACTCCTCTTACTCAACAGGGATCTGGAAGACAAGATCTTTATATTAATGCATTGCAAAATAGACAAATGATTAAGAAAGTTGGAACAGCAACACAAAAAAGATTACTTTCAGAAGCATTAAATCAGAACGTACCTGAACTTAGAAATATTGTAAATAATGATCTTTCCTATCGTGTTCCTGGACGAAATCCAGAAGGAGCAGGTAGAGGTCCAGGTCCAATTATTTTAACAACAAGAGATTTTCCGAAAGCAACATTTTAAGATACTGAATAAATAATCACACTGAATTGTATATTTCACAATGCCTTTACCGAAGATTGCCACACCAGTATACCATCTTGTATTACCCTCAACAAAACAAGAGGTACAATATAGACCATTTTTAGTTAAAGAGGAAAAAGTATTAGTTCTTGCTTTAGAAAGTCAGGATAATAAGCAAATTTCTACAGCAATTAAAAATGTCTTGAATAATTGTATCATTACAAAGGGAATTAAAATTGAAAGATTACCTACTTTTGATATTGAATACTTGTTCTTGAACATCAGAGGAAAATCTGTTGGAGAGGAAGTAGAAGTTAGTATTATTTGTCCTGATGATGAAGAGACGACAGTTCCAGTCAAAATTGTATTGGATGAAATTGAAGTCCAGGAAACAGAAGAACATAATAAGGACATTAAACTTGATGATAATCTTACGATGAGATTGAGATATCCATCATTAGAAGAATTTATTAAAAATAATTTTGATTTTACTGGTAATAATGCAAGTATAGAACAATCATTTGATTTAATTGCTTCCTGCATTGATGTTATTTTTAATCAAGATGAATCTTGGGCATCGGAGGATGTGACTAAAAAAGAATTAATTGAATTTTTAGAACAATTAAATTCAAATCAATTTAAACAAATTGAAAAGTTTTTTGAAACAATGCCAAAGTTGAGTCACAAAATTGAAGTGACAAATCCAAAAACAAAAGTTAAGAGTACCGTCGTTTTGGAGGGCTTAGCATCTTTTTTCGGGTGAGTATGAACCATATTGATTTGGAGTCATACTATAAAATAAACTTTGCCTTGATGCAGTACCATAAATATTCTTTGAGGGATATTGAAAATTGGATTCCTTGGGAAAGAGATGTTTATGTTAGTTTATTAAAACAACATTTAGAAGAAGAGAAACTCAAACAACAAAATGGCGGTTGAACAAGTAAGCACAGACATACTTAAAATACTGGGCCTTGAAGAGACCGATGAAATTGATATGCAATCCTATAAAGGATATTTGCGTGAAAAGTTAGTTGAGATTAGTGTGGGAAAGGGTGGTCTTTCCCGTGATGAAGAGATGGCAGTTCGTGAGGAGTTTCAAAGAGTTAAAGGAAAAACAAATTCAGTAAAAGTTAAAAAAACAACAATCAATCCTCGGGCAGTTTTTAGTGGAAAAACTGGAGGTGCGGGGTTAGTTAAGTATCGTGCTCCTGCAGCAGGTTCTTTATCACGTAGAGTTTTACCTAAAGAAAATTTTGTAGACGATAATGCAGAAATCTTAGGAAAAATTGATTCTCTTCTGAATGATATTTGGAAGAATTTATCAGAAGAAGAAGCACGGAAAAAGAAAAATGAGAGAGATAAAAAGGCACGTAAAGATAAGGAAGATAAAACAGCAAAAGAGTCTTCATTAGAAAAGACTTCCAAAGGAATTGTTAACGCACTTGAAAAAACCTTTAAGCCTGTCATCGGTATTTTTCAAAGAATTCGTGATGCTATAGGTCTTTTACTTTTGGGGTGGGTAGCAAATACTCTTATAGATTGGATATCAGACCCCAAAAATATTACAACTTTTAATGCAATTGTAGATTTTCTTTCTAGAAATGCAGGAAAGTTATTACTTTTATATGTTGCTCTTAATAATCCACTAGTTAAAGTCGTTAGGTGGTTGGGGAGAAATTTAATAAAGTTCCTTGTTAGAATGATTGCTGACCTTGCAAAAGGAAAAGGTCTTCTCTCTGGTCTTCGTAGAGGTAGAGGTGGTAGAGGACTTTTGGGTGCAGCTGCTAGAATTGTTAGAAATCCTTTTGTTGCAGTTCCACTCGCTGTTACAGGAGCTGCTGTTGCCGCAAATGAAGTCACTGGACAAAGACAGGCAGGAGAAACTCAAGCAGAAAATAAAGCACGAGCACAAGCAGGAAGGGGATTAGGTCTTCAGGGTGTTGGTGGTGTTGGTGATATGGGAGCAGCAAGTCCATATGGAATGTTACAAGGAGTTGGTGAGTATGATGATGGTGGGGTAGTTGAGGGTCCATCTGGAATTGATAGGGTCCCTGCCAATCTGACTGAAGGAGAGATCGTTTTCTCCAAACCAGCAGTTAAAACATTTGGTGAAGACTTCTTACTTTCTATGAATAAACTTGGAGGTGGAACAAACCGTCCAACATATTCTGGTGGAAGAATGTATGCTTCCGGTGGTGGACTTATTTTACATAGTTCGGGCGGTGGATTAACACCATTAAGTGCTCCAGTTAATTTTAATCAACTTAGAAAACACCATGGAACTGGTGATTCTGTGAGAAAATATGGAATTACTAAAGATTATATTATAGATGGACCAAAGTATCCAAATTACAATGTTCCAACTCCTGTGGATGCCATAGTAAAATATGCTGGCGTTGCAGGTGGATATGGAAATGCCGTAGAACTTGTCGATTCAAGTGGAAAAAATCTTGCTTTATTTGGACACTTTAGCAAACTTTTTGTAAAAAGTGGTGAAACAGTTAAAGCAGGAAAATTTTTAGGTATTCAAGGCAGCACTGGAGAATCAACAGGACCTCATGTTCATATTGAAGGGTCAAAGAGATTTCACGAAGTTTGGTCAAATTATGTTCTGGGTAAGAAAGATAGTATTTCTGCAGAATCATTATCAGGTGAAAGTTCTATACCTCCAGGAGAAGACACAACATCATCAACGGAATCAACGCAATCAACGGGATCAAAAGGAATTGTTTTTGCCTCGGAAGAAGAAAGGAGAATGACATCTGCTTATCTAAATTACATCACTCAACCCTTTAATGCTAGAGGTATTGATGTTCTTCCAACAATAGACCAAATCACCGGTGTTCCTGGAGGTCAACAAGGACAAGCACCAGAAAGTTCAGTTCTATCTGGATCAGCAGCAAAACAAGACCCTCAAGGTGTTGGTGCTGCAGCCGCCAGACAAATCGTTAGATAAAAATGGCAATTTCATCACAAAAACTATTACCACAGGCAGGAAGTAGAGGGATAAAACTCTCATCTTCTATGGTTAAAGTTTCTAATGTAGGTGCTGTTCGTAAATTTTCTCCCAGTTCTAAAGGTGGTGGTGGGGTTTCTGGTGGAGCACTAGTTCCAATTTACGGAACTTTAGTCAAGATAAATGGTATTATAAGCAAAAGGGCAAAAGAAGAAACAAAAGAAATCATCAAAAAAAGAGATACTGAGGATAAAAAAGAAAAGGAGAAAGAAGAAAAGCAATTAGAAAGTAAATCTAAAAAAAATACTTTAAATTTACCCAAACCTCGTATTCCTGGAATGAGTTTCTTGGATCGACTTAAAAATGCATTAACTCTTTTGTTTGTCGGATGGTTGGTTAATACCTTCTTTGATTATCTTCCAAAAATAATGGAAGGTGTAAGTAACTTTTTAAAAGGAGTAGAGATACTTCAAAAATACTTAAGTCCCATTACCAATGCTTTAGGGTCTGCGTTGTATAACGTTACTCTTGCTGGAACTAAAATGTTGGGTTCCATTACTGGAGCTCAAATTGATAAGAATGAAAAAGACCTTGCTGTAGCAATTAACGAAATTGATAAGAAGTTTAGTATCATAGATGCCTTGATGGCAGGCATTATCATCGGTGATATTTTTTCTGCTGTTGCTGATGGATTGGATTTATTTGAGAGACCTGAGAGAGGTGGTGGAGGTAAAGGAGGTCCATTAAAAAGTGCAAAAGAACTTCTTAGAGAGCACGATCCTAAGAGAGCTTTAATAAGACAAAAATATGGTGATGCTTTTGCAAGATTATATGATTTAGAGAAAGCAAAAGGTTTAAATTCTACACAAGCAACAAAAAATGTTTTAAGTAGATATGTAGATAAAGGAAGAATAACACCTCAAAGAATGATGGGTTCTTTGGGTGGAACAGAAAGTGGTAGTAAACTTTTTGGTAGAGGATTAGGAAGATTACCTACCAGATTGGCAACAAGAGTTTTAGGTAGAGGTGGATTAAGATTAGCTGGAAAAGTATTTGGTAGAATACCCATCATTGGTGGACTGATTGATTTTATTATCAATCTCGCAATATTGCGAGAGAAACCAGGAAGAGCAGCAGCAAAAGCAGTTGGTGCTACTCTTGGCGCAGGACTTGGAACCTTAATCCCTGTTCCATTTGCAGGAACAATTCTTGGTGGATTTTTGGGTGACTTATTAGGTGGTGCAGTATATGATATGTTCGCAAATAAACCAGATGATAAAAAGAAAGGACCAAAGAAAAAAACTGAAAAACCAAAAGGATATTTCTTTGGTGGATTGGTAAGTGGAGTTCAAAACTTTTTTAGTGGAAAACCAAAATCAACTGCATCTGCATCTAGAGGTCTTGGTTCATCTCAAAAGGCAATTCAACAACAAGGAACATCTTCATCCAATCCAATTATAAGCAAAATTTCTGCAGATCCTCAATTAACAGATAGGATTGGTGAAAAACTTTTTGGTGGATTTACTGATGTTGCAAATTTAATTTCTTCAAGTGCAGCAGGTATTGGTCCATTTGCCGCATTGGGAATTAGTTTAGCTTTAGGTAAAGAAAGATTTTCAAAGTCCAATGCATTAGGAATTGCTGCTGGAATTGGAAATCTTCTTGGAAATCCATTAGCAGTATCAATTTATAATTTTTTAGATAAAACAATGCCAGGATTAGGAAACCTGGTTCAGAAAGTAGTTGGAAGAGATTTTGGTCTATTTTTGTCAAATGCAATTACTCAATTTTTAGGAAAAGCTTTATATGATACATTATCTCCTTTACAAGGGTTGATTAAATTTATTATGCTTAATGCAACAGAGGAAGCTAAGAAAGCAGC